TCGCCCGTGTCGGGCTGGTACGGGCTCATGAGCAGCCGGGCTGCAACGAACTGCAGCTCGACCGGGATCAGGAGCTTCGTGATCTTTGCCTTGATCGGCAGACCACGATCGTCCGTCCACTCCGCGATCTGGTTCATGAGTTCCTCCATCGAGGACTCAGCCAGATCCGCGGGCGTGCCCAACGTGTTGCTGAGAACACCACCACCGCCGAGCGGGTGCGATGCGGAGAACAGCGGCACGCCATCGCCACCAGGGAAATTGGTGTCGAAGCCGAAGTTCAGGATGTTGGCACCCTTCACTTCCTTCGTGTGCTGCAGAGAGCGAGCGAGCGAGCGGCTCATGCGATTGCCGATGCTGCCGTAGAGGTTGTCCTCCTCGGCCTCCTCGGTGATCGAGAACGCCAGCGCGATCGTCTCGTGCCGGTAGCGAGCGACGTAGGTCTCGAACCCTTCGTCGTACTCGATCGCAGCACCTTCCGCTTTGACGGGGGCGGCTCCGAGACCGACCTCCATCACATCTTCCTCGAACGCCTTCGACGAATTCTCCACGTCGAAGATCGCGCGCCACTCCTCGGGGTGACGCTTGTACTCGACACCGAAAACAGCATTCAGGCCCTCCTGCAGCTGCTTCCGGAAATCACTTCGGGTCATCATGACTGTGATACTCCAGGTTCTGCAGGTGGATCAAACGCCGGTCAGGGCGCCGCGTAGGAAGTGCTCGTTGATCACGAACAGTCCCTTGCCGTTGGTGCCAAGCTCGTTGTCGGGCCGATCGACGATCTGCTCGAAGCGCAGCTGGCCGTCCGCGGTGCTCAGCGTGGCGGTGTCCGCCTCCGCTCCCGAGATTCCAGTCATGGCGTTGCCAGCGGTCGCCATCGTCACGTCGAAAAACGCGCCGACATCAGCGATCGCCATCACACCGCTGTGCTGGACCTCGAACAGCGTCTCGGGGTCATCCCACACGAGGGCTTCTGCGACTGAACCGGTCTGCAAGGTCTGACCTGACGGCCAGAACTTATCGAACTTCACCTCGCCCGCAACATTCACGTAGAGCACCTGCGCAAAGACGCCGATCAGGCGTGCGCCTGCGGTTGCGACGTTGATACGCTTGCTCGTGTTGACCGGGATAACGGGATCACCTCGAAAGATGTTCGAGGCGAGCGCGCTCGCGATGAAGTAACGATTCGGGCGCGTGAGCCCGCCGCGCGCATGACGCGCGACCTTGAGACCGGAGGGGTTGTCTCTGTTTGCCATTGCAACATCTCCGTAGGTTGGTTACTCGTCGTCCTGCGCAGCTTCGACAGCATCAGGCCGGCGCTTACGGAAGCGGACGAACTCCGTGCGAGAGGATCGCTTCGGGCGCTGAGCCGGCATGAGCTGGCTCGTCTCCCCGAGGCTTCCCTTCTCGACGGCGTAGGTCGCCGTATCGCGCTTGCGCTGATAGTGCTCACTGCGCTGTGCGGCCATCTGCTCATCCAGTTTCATGAGCACCATGTCGCCATTCCCGATCACATCGCCGTAGCCGGTCAGGGGCTGAGTCGGGAGCGCGTGTTTGGGGAAGTCTTTCTTCTCCGCAAACTCCCAGCCTTCCTGGTGATACCGAGCCACGCCACGGCACTCGCCACGTTCACGGCCATCGCGCCGACACCACTTCAGGATGTAACCCGAGGGGTTCGGCAGTGCGGGCAGGTGACTGGCGGGTTTCCACCGACGCTTCGGACCGCGAGGCACTTCTCGTGCTTCGCTCGCCTGCCCGACGCGAGACAGATTCGTTGAGTTATCGACGGCGTGGATATCGCCATCGACAGGGTGCCCGCGATTCTCGCGCTGTTGCTTCGCGATCTGCGGGGCCACTTCGGCGGCGCGCTTGCGCGCTCGCACTACAGTTCCGGCTTTCATCGACGACCCTCCCGACCGTAAGCGCGATTGGTTTCCTCGGCGCTCTTGGCGTACTCCTTCACGTGGTCGTCGTTGTCCGGGTCGAGCCCGAACGTGACCATGTTCTCGCGCTGCTGCCGCGAGAGCGTGATCGATCGACCGCGGCTGGCCTGGCGCGCACCGCGCTCACCATCACGCTCGTTGAAGCCGGGGACGGGCGGGCGGCCATTGCCGCGCCGGTTGCGCGTGCCGCGCTCCTCGCCCTCATCGTCGTCGTCATCCGCGTCGTCGCGCGCGTTGCGACGGCTCTTGCGTTCGCCTGGCATCACGATCTCCGCCTTCATCTCGGGGAACTTCTTGAGCAGCCGCTCGGCCAGCTCGTCGTAGTGCTCCGGATCGTTCGGGTCGGAACCATCGGCGATCAGTTCGTTGTCGATCACGACCGCAGCTGCGCGCTCGATCGAGAACTCGCTGTCTTCCCACCAGCCATCGTTCGCGCGCATCCAGCGCTGCGCTTCGCGAGTCGGACCGTTGCCCTTGTTGTCGGGCTCGCCGCGCTCGCGCTCCTCGCTTCGATCGGCTCGCTCCTCGCGCTCGGGCGTACCGAGCAGCGCCGCGCGCTTCTTCGCCTCGAACGCACCTTCCAGTCGCGCAATCTCGGCACTGACCTGCGCCTGCTTCTTCGAGTCGCCCTTCTCGTAGGCGTCCTCCAGGTCCTTGGTGAGCTGCGCGATCTTCGCGTCGTGTCCGGCCTGGTCGGTCTCGGTGACGCCGCGGTTCACCTTGAGCGAGGCGTTCTCGCGGCGAAGGTCCGCGATCTGCCGCTGGCTGCGAGCTTCGGAGTCGGCGAGCTGCTGGCTGAAGGTGCGCTGCAGGCGCGTGATGCGCTTGTTCACACTCGCCGAGCGATTGAGGAAGCGCTTCTCCTGCGGACTCTCATCCGGCCCGTCGTCGTCTTCGCCGCCGGGCAGCTCCTCCTCGTGATCGTCGTTGCGGGATCGAGTGATCGCGTCCTTGCCACCATCGAGGTTCACTTCAGCGAAAGGTTTGTCACCGGGTTCGGTCGCAGGCGGAGTCCACTTCCGTCCCTGCTTGCCGCCCGTGGTTTGAGTTCGAGCCATATTGCCCTCGTTGCCGCGCTGTTGCGCGGTGTCGCCGCGGATACTGCCGGAGCGACGGGGGCTTTCTAATTGCAGCGGCTGCTATAGAGGTGGGCAGGCGCGCGGCATCGCGGGGCAATTTGGCAAATGCAAAGCTCCGGTCGATGACAGCGGAGTCGCCGATCAACCGCCCGCGTTGCACGGGCGAGTCGTGAGTGTCACCTGCCTGAAGCGCAGCGAAACCCTATCGGCGTAGCTCCACGTTCCTCGGTGGGAACAAAAAACCCGATCCCGCCGCGCGCCGCGCACCCGCTTGAGTTACCAGGCGCCGTCGCCTGCATTGATCTCCATCGGTTCAGCGCAGCCCGAGCGGATCATGCGCCTCAGAGCCAGTGTTTGAAATCCTCGGGGTCATTCACGAACGCGAGCAGCTCCGAGTCGTTCATCAGTTTGAGCCGATGGCCCGAGCGCAGCCTGATCTCCTGGCCCGTGTGCTTCGCGAACATCACCCACTTACCGACGATCGTCGATCGGTCGATGTCCTCGCCGAGGAAGTTGCCGGCGTTGGTCTTGCCGGTGAACGCGCTCGGTCCGATCGCAACGATGCGACCGATAGTGGTCTGGATGTCCTCGATCTGCTGCGAGAGTTCCGCGGCGTAGAGCACGCCCGAGCCGATCGTCGATCGAGCGCGCGCCGGTTCGAGCAGCACGTGCCAGAACATCGGCTGCATCGGCAGCTGCGAGATCTCGATCGGCGGGCGGTTCGCGTCATCGTCCGCCTGCTTGATCATGCGCTCGATCTCGGCGTCGCGATCGTGCTGGCGCTCCTCGCCCTCGCGCTCCGGCACGTGCACGGTGGTGGGCAGGAAGATCTGTCGGCGCGCTCTACGGTTCGTCATCTTCGTCGTCCTCGTCAGGGTCGGATTGGTATTTTCGATATAGCTCCTCCAGCTGAGCAATCGTCTCGTCGAGCTGCTTGATGCGTCCGCAGCTGATCAGGTAGTCGCGCTCGGGCAGCGCCTTCGTCACGTGCTCGGCGAGGCGAGCGCGCTCCGCGTGAACCCACTGCAGAGCGCGCTTCGCGAAGGGCGCCGAGATCTCGATCAGTCCGCGATCGTGCCCGAGTGCTTGGTCACGTCCCCGCCCGGCAGCGGATCGTTGTCCGGTCGGCCCGGCATCCGCTCGCTGCCCGAGCCGATCGTCCCCTGCGCTCCGCCGAAGCCCTCCCGGCCGCTGCCCATCGTGTTCTGCGGGTACACCTCGCGCTCGCTCCCCGAGCCGATCGTGTTCTCCGCGTTCACCCGCGGCTCGCGCATCTTGGGGTGCTGCTTCGCCTCGGCTGGCGGTCGGTCTTCGTCGAATCCTTCGCTTCGCTTGTACATTGCTCTCTCCGGTCATTTGCTCTTGCCTTGCAACTCGCGGACACGATCCATGCGGAACGCGCCCTCGCCCTGGCCGCCAGCGTACAGCCGCGAGATGAATCGCAGTAGCTCGCGGAAGCCCACGCCCAACTCCTTCGATGCAGCGGCGAACTTGCGCGGCGGGATCTCGCCCGAGCGCGCCTTCGCGTGTGTGCGCAGGAAGCTCTTGGCTGCGCGCGCTTCAGCTGGCGACGCCTTGCTCACTTTTCGTTGCGCCCCTGCACCACGCCCTCGGCCCGAGCGGTTACAGCGGCAGCATCCCCCTTGGTGCGTTCCTCCGAGCGCGTCAGCACGAGCATCTCATCCATGCGCGAGTTGATCGTCTTGTGGACGCGCTCGACCCGCAGCGCGGTGATGACACCGGTTATGACGGCGCCGACCGAGGCGATCAGCGTCCCGATTGCAGTCAGGACCAGCGCCATCTCCGTTCCACTCATGGCGTTCACTTGCACAGCCAGTACGCTACGCACAGCGCCAGGCCGAGTGGCACCAAGCCGATCTTCGCCTTCACGTTGAACGTTGCGAGCACGAACGCGACCAGCGCCGCGACCAGCAGCCAGATCGGGGAGAGCGGTGAGTTCATGTGATCCTCGCGCTACGGATGTAGGCATCGTCGAGCTTGGTCACGATCCCATGCAGCAGGCCGAGATACACCGCGTTCACGTCGCCGCTCGGGTTGCCGCGCGTGATTGGTCCGCCGGCATCAGTCTCCGCCTTGCGCACGAGCGTGAGCATCGTGCGCGCCTCCAGCTGGTCGATCTCGATCTTCATCGCCCACCTCAGTGTTTGGCCGCGCCGTTGCCCTTCTTTTTCGCGGTCTTCGCCTTTGCCTTCGCCTGCTGAGCGGCCAGGTTGAGCTTGAGCTTGCCCGACTGCTCGGTCTGACGCTGCCCGAGCTTGTGCTTCGCGCCGCCGCGGATCATGTCGGCCGCAGCTGCTCGATCCTTGAGATTGTCCTGCAGATTCGCGCGCCTCGACTCGCGCGACAGATCGAACGCGAGGTTCGCCCCCTCGCGGCGCTGCTCGTTCTGGAACGCCACGTCCTTGCGCTTCTCCTCCGCGACGAAGCCCACGGTGTCGCGCTCGACCTTCGCGATCGCGTCCATTCCCTTCGCCTTGATCGCGGCCTGCGTCTTGTCGAGCACAGCCTGGCCCTCGGCAGCCTGGTCGCCCTGACCTGGCGGCGGCGGGGGCGGCGGCAGCGCCTTCACGACCGCCTGGCTGAGCTTGCGCTCGAACTCGGGGTCGATCTCCTGCGGCATGCCGTTCGGATCGAGCGGCGGCATCTCCATGCCCATCTGCTGCGCGATCATCGCTCGGTAGTGCAGCGCCTGGTGCTCGCGCGAGTGCGCCTGGAACGCGGCCACGATCTGCGCCTGCGAGTCCGGGTCCTGGTTCGCCGGCTGCGCCATCGCGTGCTCCAGCCCGTTCTGATGGATCAGCATGTGCGAGACGTGGTCCTGGTACTCGAACGCCTTCACGCCCTGGCCGTTGAGCATCATCCCGTTCTCGGATACCGGATCGAGGTACAGCGGCTTGCCTGGTTCATCGGGCGCGACCTCATCGAGATCCGGCACACGAAGCGCTTCGAGCAGGCGCCGATGCGCAGCCACGACCTTCGCCGTGCCGTACAGATCCGGGCGCTGCATCTGCAGCTCGATCACCGCTTGCGCGAGCGCGATGCGCTGCGTGGAGCTGAAGATGTTCGGGTCGGAGACCGGCATCACGTCCACGCGACCATCGAAGTCCGAGCGCAGCAACGTGCGCGTGCCGTCATCGAAGTCGTAGGTGTACTCGTTCGGCATGTACTCGCCGATGTACTCCGAGAGCATGCGGAACTCCTCCCCGGCGGAGTTGTGCATGCGCTTGTGGATCGCGGTGTAGACGCGCGAGCTTGCTTCGATCAGCGCGACGGTGGTGCCCACCGGACCGCGGTTGTCGGCATCACCGACCATGACCT